CCTGATGCTAAAGAAAAAGCAGAAAAAGTTTTAGACAGAAAAGATAAAAAGCAGCTTGTTTCTCAAGCTGAAATAACTTTTAGTGAAAAAGTAACTAACGCTCTTAAAGAAAAAGTTAAGCAGCACAATGAAAAATATTCTAAAAAAGTTACTTTAAGTCAATTAAAAAAAGTTTATAGAAGAGGATTGGGAGCGTTCAGTTCTTCTCATAGGCCCGGAAAAAGTCGCGCTCAGTGGGCAATGGCTAGAGTAAACATGTTTTTAAAGATGAGAAGAGGTGGCAAAGTTAAAGAAGCTTACAGAAGAGCTGATCAGGACATAGCAAGGGATTAATAATGGAACAATTATATTTAGATATATATGATTTTGGTGATTTTGAAGAGGAAGAACTTCAAGAAGCTATTTCTGATTTAAAACAATTTGGTGTAAATGATAATGAATTAGATTTAGAGTATCACGATACGGAATAAAAATGGACATCTCAGTTAATTTCAGCAGTCAAATTAAGGCTGCAAAAGAAAAAAAAGTTCTTAATAAGCCTTTTAGGACATCAAAAGGTCCTAAAAAGTTTTCTGTTTACGTTAAGAACGATAAAGGTAATATTGTCAAAGTTAATTTTGGTGATCCAAACATGGAAATAAAGCGGGATGATCCAAACAGACGCAAAAGTTTCCGTGCTCGTCATAAATGTGATACAAACCCCGGCCCAAGATGGAAGGCTCGCTACTGGAGCTGTAAGATGTGGGAAAGCAAAAAATCTGTAACTGATTATACATCTAAAGGTTCCATTGATGATGTTATCCACCAATGGGATGGGTTAACTTATTGGAACGAAGAAGATTTATTAAAATTAGTTCCATATTTAGCTCAAGCTGAAGAAATAACAGAAGATATTGAAGCTAATAATGAAGAAATCGTTGAAGAGGGTTATCAAATGGCTTTAGGCCAATTAGCATTTATTTCTGATTATTCCAAAGATTTATTAAATAAACTTCGAAACAATCCAGCTTTAGCTGGCAAACTCGAACCTTGGGTTCAGAGTAAAATCACAATTATCGAAGATTATTTAGCTTCTATCCATAGTTATATTTCTTATTCTGAAGAAGGTGAATCACCAGAAATGGAAGATGAAACAGATTTATCAGTTGGAATGAGAATTATCAATGTAAATGCTGGATCTGAACATTTTGGCAGTGAAGGCATTGTTAAGCAGATTTTAAATTTATCAGATGATATGGGTAAAATTGTTGCTTATGAAGTGATTAATGATGGTCCTAATTATAAAAAAGGAGATATCGTTAAGAAAACAATTGACCAATTACAACCACTAGAAACTTTAGCTAACGCTCCAAGAGAAGGATTAAAAACTAAATGGAGCGTAAAATATAGCAAAAACAATTAATTAAAAAAATGAAAAGCGATTTTAAATTCGATAATAAAAATTTCGTAGCAGAAGTATCCATCTCAAATATGATGGAAGAAGACGAAAAAGAAATGTATTCTGCCTATATGGAAGAGTGCATGATGGATGAAGCAATGTTTGTCGATACTGCTGGCATGTCATCAGCAGACGCAAAATACATGTGCGGAATGTCTTATAACAAGAATCGCTCTATGCTCATGGAAGGTGCTGGAGAATTAAGCGATCAGCAAAAAAATCTTCCTGATAAGATTAAAATAGGAATTTTAAAAAGATACGAGAAAGCTGGCAAATTGTCAGAAGAAGGAAAGAAACAGTTAGAAAGTTTAGCTGGAATGATGGAAATGAAAGCAGAACCCACAGCAGTATTTGTGGACGAACCTGCTCCAGATACAGGAGAAATTACTCCTAAGCTTGCTGAAGAAGGATTAAAGATAGATGAAGAGCTAAAAAAGAAAAATGTGGAAGAAGCTCTAAAAAATCCGGGCTTACAAAGTCCAACCTTTACCCCCTCTAACGAATAATCTTAAACTGCTGGGTAACCAGCAGTTTTTTTCTTTTGACATCGAAGGCTTTATGCTTTATGATTGTCATTGATGAATAAGAAGGACATTCTTAAGAAGCTTATATCTGTCCCAGAAAGCCAAAATGCGTCTTTTTGGGCTAGAGAGTATAAACTTTTGAAGAAAATACTTGAAAGATATCCTGACATTTCATTTTGGCATAAGTTCGAGATAACTGAAAAGCCTCCTTCCATAAAATGTCTTTTAAACGACAGTTTTTACAGGTTTGCTGATTATCAGTATAAAAAGCATATACCTGAATATATCAATCCTGATATAAAGTTAGGAGAGAAGCAAGGAAGAAAGAAAAAAATAAAGAAGAAAATAAATTCAATAAGAAAGTTTATAGATAATGAATAAGAAAACAAGTAAAAAGAATGATGGAGGTAGCATTTTAACATCTCAAGAACAGTTAAATAGCTTTTTGAAACAAAATAAAGAATCACATTTTAATTTTGAAGAGACCATTAATTACAGAGTCCCAAGCGGAAGCATGACTCTTGATTATTATCTTGATGGAGGATTAGGAACTGGATTGCATAGATTTGTAGGAATGAATGAAGGAGGCAAAACTAGTTGCGCCTTACAGTTTCTTAAAAACTTCCTAGATGTTGAAAATGACAATAGAAAAGGCTTTTATATAAAAGCTGAAGGTAGACTAGGGGAAGAAATTGCTAGTCGATCAGGAGTTAAATTTGTAACTAACACTGAAGACTGGAAAGAAGGAACTTGTTTTGTATTTGAAACGAATATATATGAAACAGCTGTAGATGCTATGCGTCAACTGGTAGGCAGAAATCAAGAGAAGAATAAATACTTTTTTATTATTGATTCAGTAGATGGCTTACTTAGAAAAGATGATTTAGATAAGACCTTCGAAGAATCCCAGAAAGTCGCTGGTGGAGCAGTTGTTGCTGGTACGTTCATGAAAAAATGCGCAGCAGCGCTTCAAAAAAGAGGACATATTGCAATATTTATTTCTCAAGTTAGAGATGATATTAAATTAGACCCTTACAGCAAAGCACCAATCAGGCAGACTTTAGCTACAGGAGGAAATGCTCTTCTGCATTTCGCTAATTGGATTCTTCAGTTTGAAGCTAGAAATAAGTCTGATTTAATCCTTCAAGATGAAAAAGCTGCTCCAGATGCTCAAAAAAATCCTTATATAGGTCATCAAGTAAAAGTAACAGTTAAAAAATCTCCCAATGAAAAAACTAATCTTGTCATAAAATATCCAATTAGATATGGCAGGAAAAATGGAACATCAAATTGGATTGAAAAAGAAATCAGCGATTTCATTCTAGGGTGGGATATGGTGATTAAAAAAGGCGCTTGGTTGTCTTTTGCTGAAGATGTAGTAGAAAACGCTAAAAGATTTGGAGTAGATCTTTCTAATCAAATACAAGGTATGCCTAAGCTAGAAGCTCTAATATCAGATAATGAAGATGTTAAAAAGTTTTTTATAGGATATATCAAACAAAATGTTTTATCATTTTTAGCTGACGATACAGATGGAACTTCTGACGATACACGGGAAGAAGAAGAGGTATAAAAACCTCAGAAAATATTTAATAGACTGGAATGCTAGTAGTAGAAGTAAATTTCAGACTACTGTAAAAAAGTTTATTAAAACATACTGGGATCAAGATGTAGTTTTTGAAGAATTTCCAGTAGTAGGATCAAGACTGTCCTTGGATTTTTATAATGCTAATAAAAAAATAGCGATAGAAGTCCAAGGGCAGCAACACACTAAATATGTAGAATTTTTTCATCAAAATCGGTTTAAATATTTAGATCAATTAAAAAGAGATCAAAATAAAGAAAAGTTCTGCGAAATGAATAACATTATACTTGTAGCTATTTATCAAAACGATATAATAGATAGAGGGCTTTTCGAGTCACAAGGTGTAATATTATAATAGAATGAAAAAGGGAAACAACTCAGAGAATTTTAAAAGCTTTAAAATTCCAGAAAACTATTTCAATAAACTTTTTGAGTTTAGTGGATCATCTGATGAATCTTCAAAAGGATTTATTGTAGCATATGTTAATCAAGAAGGTTGTCCCCTTATTTACGCCAAGATAGCTAGTCCAATAGTCCAAATGGGGCTCAGAAAGGCTCTTGAGGACTATCTTGATGATATCAACAATGGTGGCGAAGAAATAGTTGACATCGATGATAGTTAGCAGTAGATTGATAGAATGATATTCTCTTATGACCTTGAGTCGCAACTCCTAGCTGGATTAATCAAATATCCAGATAGGTATGCTGACATTGCATCCTTCATAAGCGAAAAAGACTTAACGTCTAAAATGAACAGAACTTTATTTTCTGTTCTGCGCCAAGCAATTGAGAATGGTGAAAAGATAGATGAAGTTGTAATCGCTCAACGAGTTAAAAGCCTTGGCATCTCTTTCGATGATGGGTTAAACCCATTCGACCATGTTGAATGTTTATCTGTTAAAAAAGTTTCAGCTGAATCAATAATTAGCGTTGCTAGAGAACTCAAAAAATACACAGTAAGAAGAGAAATTTCTAGCTGCGGTATTGAGCTCAGCAAAGTAATGCAGAAGATGTCTGATTCTTCTCATTCATTTGAAGCAATCGTTGAAGCAGCAGATAAGCTTTATAATGATCAGATAAATCTTTACGAAGCTGGAGGCAATCAACCCGAAAACATTTTCGACTCAATGGAAGAAATCATTGAGGAGAGAGGAGAGAATCCAATTGATGAATTTGGATTTTCAGGACCCCATCCAAAACTTCAGGAAATGTATGGCTCTTTATTAAGGCCGGGAAACATAACTGTAATTGTTGCTAGATCAGGTGTTGGTAAAACTCAATTTTGCATAGATTTTGTAACAAAGACCTCTGAAAAATATCAAGTCCCAGTTCTTCATTTTGATAACGGGGAAATGAGTAAAGAAGAATTGATATTCAGACAATGTGCTGCTATGTCAGGTGTTCCAGTTTGGCTGCTTGAAAGTGGCAATTGGAGAAAATCAGGTAAAGAAATAGTAAGTAAAGTAAGAAAAGCTTTAAAAAGCATCGAAGAAAAATACAGACACTTTTATTACTACAATATAGGCGGACTTACTGTTGACGCTCAGATCAGTATTTTAAAAAGATTTTACTATGCTAAAGTTGGGCGCAATAATCCTTTAATTTTTAGCTTTGATTATATTAAAACAACCAATGAAAATGCTGGCAATAAAAATGAATGGCAAGTAGTCGGTGAAATGGTTGATAAATATAAGAAGTGCATCCAAAGAGATATTGTCGGAGATGAAGGACCATGCATATCAATGATTACTTCTGTTCAATCTAACAGATCAGGCATTGTAACAAATCGAACTGCAAATAATGTCGTCGATGATGAAAGCATTGTTTCCTTGTCAGATCGAATCACTCAATTTTCATCTCATATGTTTATTTTAAGAAATAAGACAGC